CTACCTACTCGTAAGGAGCGTTGCATTATGGTTTATAAAGTAACCACCTTGAAAGACCTTCCTGGTATTCCCGCAGGTTCCCAGTTCCGGTATAATAAGTCCTGGGGCGAAGAACCAAAGCTTTCTAATCTTAATGAGGATTCCCCCGATGTCCTGACTCCTGGTAATATTATGTTTCTCATCTGGGATGTTATTGTTAGCAACCCGGACGGCTGGGTGACACTCGAACCTCTCTGTGATGAATTTACCGACTTCAAATGCCCCGATTGCGGTAAAACACAGGGCATTCTTCATATCTATAAACCCGAAACCCCGCGAAGCAAACCTATCGCAACAATAGAATGTATCTGCGGCCGTAATTATGATCTGGATTTTCAGTATCATGAAAAAACTCCTTTGGGAGAAACTTAAAAATCAATCACCTCCAAAGCCCTGCCTGCCACGCAAGGCTTTTTTCTTTTGCCTATTAAACTCTAGGCCAAGAAAGGAATTACTTACCATGACTGACTTTGAAAGAAAAATCACTTCCGAAAAAGCTCTTGACGCCGCCATCCGCCAGCTCAAAACCCAGGACGACTGGTTCCTCACCACCAAAACCGGCCTGGCAAAACGCATTGTCACCCTCTACGATGAAATTATTGCCGCTGCTGATTTCCCCGTCTCTCTTCCCGTCCGCGATGTCCTCAACTACAGCTCTGCCGCCTTCATGAACTATGTCAAGCTCGGCTGCAATTACATCACCCGCAAATTCAATGTCCGCCACAGCCCCACCACCGTTTACTCTTACGGCTACAACTACAGCAACGAAGCCATTCACGAAAAAGCTTCTTATCCTTACACCATTGATGATTTCTTCGCTGACCCTCTTCGCAAGTCTCTGTTCGTCATCGGCTGCTATAACTACCTGCACGATGTTATTGACGGCAAAATCAAACCTACCAAGATGACGGAAGCCAAAGCCGAAACGAAACCTCTCACTCTCCAGTCCGCCACCACCCTTGCCGCTCCTCCCATCGCACCCACCATTCCCATCACCAAAACGAACACCGTTTCCTGTTCCGCCACCAAAACCTGCGCTGCCTACAAACCCGTGCCCCAGAGTCCCGCAAAACCGTAACACAAGCGCAAAACCCGTTCCCATTCCAAACGCCGGACGCACCGCCCTCTTATATATCTTTCTTTATCTTTATATATAAACGCTATTGACGTGCTGTTTTCAGCCCGATTTTGAACCTTCCTAGTCGTATTGACACGCAATTTTTAGGCCGTTTTGGAACACTGCTTTTACTAACCCACCACTTTACCGGGTTTGTACCGCCCAAAAACGAACATATTTTGTCATCGGCCATGCAACATTCTCACCGCATCAAGCAACATTTTTACGGCTTGAACATTTGCGAAAACTTGTATATAATCAAAATCACAAAGTCACCCGCCAGCATGAAACCGCATCCCTCTCAGCGCCCCACACAGCCCCTACAGGCCGTGTTTCCTTGTGGCCATGCAGTTTCTCGCCTGTTTTCTTCTCGTTTCTCACAGCGCATCCCAGCCTTATTATAATTTGTTCCCCGCCCTGCCCCGTCTGGCAGGTTTTATTTCACCCTGTTATTTACAAGTTTTCGCAAACAAAAGGAGTTGACCCCCATGTACATCATTATCCCCACCCACGGCCATTACGAGATCCGTGACGGCCCCACCTTTATCCAGTCCGCCGATACTTACCGCGAAGCCTGGCATGAACTCGCTTCCCTCACCAATTCCCCAACCTAAGCAATCGTGCATTCCGCACTTGCAAATATTTTTTACATTGGCTACACGCCAAAGAAAGGACACACATTATGTCTACTGTCAAAATTAACGAAACCACTTTCTCCATCACCTCCGCCCTGACCATGGCCCAGCTCAAGACCCTTCACACCAAGGCTCCTCAGGCCCTGCAGCTGACCAAGCCCGGCAAAAAATCCGGCGATGACGATGAAATCATCTTTGCCATTGCCCCGTCCGCCAAGCAGAGTATGTCCACCTACGGCATCTGCTTCGCCAAGTCCGCCTTCGGCACCGACAATGCTATCTACGTTGAGGACCTGCCCGCCGACCTCGAAAACATCACCAAGGCCAAGGAACATGTCGCCGAGCGCATCGGCTTCGCCAAGAAGCACCTGGATGAAATCGAAACCCAGGCCGCCGCAACCCTGGCTCAGCTCAAGGCCGATCACGATGCCATCATCGCCAGCATTGAAGTTTCCACCCCGGCCGCCCCGGACACCCCGGAAAACGAAACCGCCGCTCAGTAACCAAAACGGCCGGTGCTCACCCCCACAACAAGCAGCCCGGCCATGATTTTTCTTTCCCAATCCACAATCCAACATAAAAATATTTCATCATAAGGAGATTTTCACCATGATTAACGTCACTATCGTCGATAACCTGCACCGCAACACCTACCCCGTTGACCCCAACACCACCCTGCGCTCCGTCCTGGAAGCTCATGATGTCGATTACACCACCGGCCAGACCAAGCTGGATGGTTCCTCTCTGGCCGCAGGCGACCTGGATAAGACCTTCGCGGACTTCGGTATCGCGGAAAAGTGCTACCTGGTCAACATTGCCAAGCAGGATAACGCCTGATTGATTCCGCTCCGGTGGTGTCTCTTCCCCCACCGGGGTGCTGCCTTACAGGAACAGCCTCCCCGCGGCAGGCAGCGGGCAACGCAAACGCGGCCAATCGTTCCAAATCTAATCAGAAAGGAAAAATGAATCACCATGCCACTCCCCAATTATACCGATATTCTCAACACCATGTCGCCCACCATCACATGGCAGGACAACACCCCATGCCGCACCACTTTCAAAGTAATTTTCACCAAGGCTCTGGCCTGCACGGTTTACCCCCGCCTCACCGCAGGCAACACCCTCGCCATCCTTGGCGATGATTCCGGCCTGCAGCCTTCCACTAACCCGAATGAATCCCTTCTGTTCTTTGTCACCGATAAAGCCGCCATCCCCGATTCCATCCAGGAAGTCAAGGATATCGGCGCTTATCTCTCTGATAAGTACAAAGTTTATCAGGATGCAGCCGCCCGTATCACCATCGTCCAGTTCCAGCGCGACGGCGGCCTCTACAGCAGTGTTTTTTACCAGCGTGTTGCCTCGGCCATGCCCCGCCTGCTGCCCTGGCTCTTCAAGGATCACCCCCTTACCTCCGATGAGCTCGCTTACCTCCGCGCCCTCTCCACCCCGGATACTGGCTCGGAAACCCTCGCCCGGATGGCGGAGCCTCTTTATAACAAAACCGATCTGCCCTCCAGAGCCGTAGATAAAGCGATTGAATCCCTCTTCAAAGGTACCATTGACCGCCGTAAAGCGGATCTCAAGCGCTCTATTGAAAACCTTTACCGTGAGCTGAAAGAAACCCGCGCCCGTATTTCGGTAATTTTTACCAACATCACCAGCATCAATTGTGAGCTGACCGGCCTTGACTCCAAAGATGAATCTACCTTTGTCACGGAACTCAAGGATTATCTCCACACCCAAAAAGGTATTTCCGTCGATACTGACGATGGAGCGCTTCTCCTCACCATCACCACATTCCTCTCCAACTATGACCCGGATGATGTCGAAACCTTTATCTTCAACAGTGACCGCCCCTATCAGGATCTTACCGGCGAAGAAGAACACGATGTCCGCATCCTTTTCCGGGCTGTGTTCATTGACCATATCTTCAAAATCAAACTCGCTGCCACCTATAAGCTTAATTACAACTGCCATGTCACAGCCATGTCCGATGAAATCAATATGAACGTTGTTCAGGCTGTTCCCAACCCTCACATCAATCATCACTCCTGCCTCGGTAACTATGAACCCATGCTGGAGGATGCCGAGGATCGCCGAGATTTTATTGCCGCCATTGCTATCTGTCAGCAGAGCGCCAGCAGCATGAACCTCGTCGAAACAGTTTCCACCAAATATTTCTTTGATGATTTCGCCACCGCCTATCACACGGATATCCCCGTCATCCTTACCGCTACCGGTGAATCCATCACCCCCAAGCAGGCCATTGAACAGCTTAAATCCGCAAACGATTCCGTTAAGGAAGGAGAATAACCATGCAAGTTATCCACATTGATCAGACCGCTCTGGATGCCGCCATCGAACTCTATCGCCAACAGCTCCTCACCGGCTCTGTCAAGCTCGCAAAAACTAAGGCAAAAGATAAAATCAACATCAATTTTACCGCCGATGCCTGGGCCAAACAGTCCCGCCTCATTGATGATTTTACTTCCGAAGTCGCCTGGCACGGCCTCATGCGCCAACTCTCCCCCACCGAGTATGAAATCTATGATATCCTCGTCTACCCCCAGCAGGTCACTGGTGTCACCGTCGAAACCGACCAGGATAAATACAACGACTGGCTGCTCTCCCAGCCCGATGAAACCTTCAACAACATCCGCTACCAGGCCCACAGCCACGTCAACATGTCCACTTCCCCTTCCGGCGTTGATGACGAAAACGAGTCCAAAATTGTCAATAAGCTCAAGGGCAATGATTTCTACCTCTTCATGATCTGGAACAAGCGCGGCGAGTTTACCGCCCGCCTGTATGACTACGCCGCCAACAAAATCTACGATAAAGATGATATCTCTGTTACTTACACCGATACCCTCTCCGATTTTGCCGCCACCGCTCAGTCTCTTGTCACCAAAGCCCTGCCCGTCTATTCCGCAGCTCACCCTCCCGTCAAGCCCACCGGCGGTACCGTACCCCACGTCGTCTGGGATAACGCCGCCCGCTGCTGGATGGACGATGACGGCAATTATTACGACCACTACCCCACTTATTACGATTATCACACCAACGGAGGCGCTTTATGAATCTTGCCAAAAGCCTGGATGTCTTCTCCCCGCATGATGTCAAAGGCCGCATCCACATCATTGGCTGCGGTTCGGTCGGCTCCACCATCGCGGAGCTTCTTGCCCGCTATGGCCTGACCAACTTCACCCTCTATGATTTTGATACGGTGGAAAAGAAAAACATCGTCAACCAGATGTTCTTTGACCCTCAGGTCGGCCAGCCCAAAGTGGAAGCCCTCCGCGATATCCTCTGTGCCATCAACCCGGAAGCCAAAAATGATATCCGTTTGGAACCCTCCGGCTGGAACGGTCAGCCCCTCTCCGGTTACGTTTTTCTCGCCGTGGATAATATCGAAATCCGCCAGAAAATCGTGGATGCCAACCGCTTTAACACCTTCATTAAAGCCATGTTTGATGTCCGTACCGCCCTCTTTGATGCCCAGCTCTACGCTGCCGATTGGTCGGACCCCAAACAGGTCAAGGAATTCCGCGCCACAATGAACTTCACTCACGCCGAAGCCACCGCCCAGGTTCCTGTTTCGGCCTGCGGCACTACCCTCGGTGTTGCCCCCACGGTTCGCGTTGCCGCCTGCTACACCGTCACCAACTTCCAAAACTTCATCAAAAAAGGCGAGCTGATCCACACCGGCCTCTCTGCCCCCTTTAACCTTCAGGGTGAATCCGCATTCCTCGGTTTGTAACCCTGTCGTCTTAGCGTTTCATTAAATTTCGTTTGTGTTGTATACTGTAAGCTTTTCGCTTCAGGCTCTTCGGTCATATCCAAGAGCACGAATTTGTTACCCCGACCCACCCCTCCACCAGATCCTGGCAGGCGGACCTGACGGTGACTCCCGAACACATATCGCATCGTCCAAACCTTTGTCAAGCACCGATTGGTAGAAAATTACAAAAAGCCAACAAATGAAATTCGACGATCAGTGGCTAGGGCCCATCAGAATCAGTTCAGAAGCTCAACAACTCAAGAACATCCTCATCGGAATCGACGACGGTGACCTCCTCGGCAGCCTCCATCTCTCATCAGAACACAAACACAACCCTCACATAAGGAGCACTCACATGGTTTACATCACTTATAACTGCCCGGAACGTTTCCGGGAAATGACGTTTGAAGAACTCCTCCGCGGGGATTTCAACCTCGCCAACCTTTCCACCGGCGGTCACGGTGCTACCCGTACCGTCATCTGCAACAAAGTTCCTCCCCGTATCATGCGCATCACCAAGGTGGAACAAATGATCCTCCAGCTCCAGGCGTTCAACCAGCAGTATGAATCCCTTCGCCTCGCCACTCCCCGTTCCAGCCTGTACAACCATTTCCCCATCCCCAAAGCCTCCGGCGGTCTCCGCTGGATCGATGCCCCCAACTCCGACTTAATGAAAGCCCTCAAGGAACTCAAAACCCTCTTCCAGTCCTGGATGTTTGCCGACCACCACACCTGCGCCTTCGCCTATGTCGAGGATCGCAGCGTCCTCTCAGCTGCCAAACGTCACCAAAAGTTCAATGCCTGGTGGTTCGCCCACTTTGATTTCCACGGTTTTTTCCCCTCCACCACGCCGGAGTTTGTCCTCTCCCAGTTTGAACTCATTTATCCTTTCAACCTCATCCTCGCCAGCCCCACCGGCCACGCGGAGCTGCTCAAAGCTCTCGACCTCTGCTTTCTCAACGGAGCACTGCCGCAGGGCACCCCTATCTCCCCGCTCATCACCAACATCATGATGATCCCCTTTGACCACGCCTTCGCCAAGGCCGTCAATCATTTTGAATCCGGCAAGCATAACCCGGACGGAACCCCCATCACCGACCGCCTCTGCTACACCCGCTACGCCGATGATATCATCGTCTCCTGCAAAGTTATCTTCAATTTCCATGCTGTCGAGCGCCTCATCGTCCAGCTTCTCTCCCAAATGAACGCTCCTTTCACTCTCAATGAAACCAAAACCCAGTTCCACTCCCGCGCCGGCCGCAACTGGATTCTTGGCGTCATGCTCAATAAGGATAACCAAATTACGGTTGGCTACCGCAAAAATAAAATCTTCAAAGCCACCATTGATACCTACTTCCGCGATAAACAAAAGGGCAAAAAGTGGCCGGATGAAGATCTTCAGTCCTTCCAGGGCAACATTACCTGGTTCAAGGATGTCCAGCCCGATACCACTAAATACATTATCCAAAAGTATAACGCCAAATACGGTCTTGACCTTGAATCCTGTATCAAGGCCGATCTCGCCCCGCCCAGCGTAACCGCATAATCCAAAAAAATCAATTTGTTTCAAAGGTAAAGTTTCGTTTTGATTTTATTTCAAGTCAAAGCCAAACACCCTCCGGTCATATCCGAGGGTTTGAATTTGTCCCCCTGTCCCACCCCCTGGCCAGGACCCAGTCCCGTCGGAGTCAGAACTGCATCCAGCCCCGAACTTCCAGATATATGGAGACTGGCTTCGCGGTGCATCAGAAAGAGCAGGATAACGCCCTAATCTTCAACAAAAATAAGCGAGCAACATCGGCGGTTAGCCCCAATCAAACTCAGAAGATCAGTCAGCACCACCGTATGGTTCCGGTGGCTGCCTCTCATCAGCTTTCACAAATTGATTTTTTTTATTTTCTCCATTCCGCCCCATGGTTCCGGGGCATTCCCAGGCGCTTCAGCTGTTTCTTTCCTTTCTTAGCAGCTCGTTGCGTCCCCTGTTCGTGCGCCTGGTAAACGCACGGTCATGGTTTTACTTTCCTTTCGCTGGGCCTCCGGCCATCCCAATGGTTGGAGCGCCTGGTAATACCCCGGAACCCGCCCACACAATGAATTCAGGTGATTTTTTATGAAACTTATCTCCCCCGGCTCACGGGTAAAATTCCATACCGTAAACCCAATTATCAGCCCGGATCACGATCCCCTGAAAACTGAATTTCAGATCACCTTTCTCTCCGGCACTGTCCACGAAGATAACGGCAACCGCGTCACCGTCTGGACCGATGATTCCCGCACCTTCCGCGTTCCCTATGAATACATCACCGAAATCCAGGACCCCAACGATTCCTTTGTCTATAAGTCCCCCAACACCGTACCTTCCCCAACGATCTCTTTTGACCAGCTCCTCCAAGGTAGGTGATTCCTCATGTCCCCTTTCCTCCCCGGCTATGAACCTGGCACCTGGGTCGAAATTATTTCTCCGCACGAAATGCTTCGTTCCCTTCAGTATGATTACGGTCCCACTTTCACCCTCACCGATTCTCTCCCCTATGAGCC